CACCACTATTCATAGAACTAATCTGTTTAGTGGTATCGGAGCTCACGGTTCCAAAATCAATCGTTTCATTGGATATCTTATAAACCTCATTATCCCCATAGCCGGTGTTGATGGTACTCACTGTCAACCCTGCAAACGTCGGGCTGTCTGTAGTTCTGAGATTCTGATTCATCAGATGGACTTCTGTAACGCCTTGCCCTGTATCAATACTAGCACCACTAATTGCACCAGTAACCCCAAGTGTACCACCAACCGTTGCATTGCCTGTTACCCCAACGCTTGCACCATTGATTGCACCAGTAACACCAAGTGTGCCTCCTACAGTTGCATTACCATTAACAACAAGGCTTGCTCCGCGAACATTGCCCATCCAATCGACGGTCGTAAACCCACCATCTATCCAAGGGTTCAATATCTTCCGTTTCACGATATCCGACCCATCGACGACAATCTGATAGGGCAACACCAATTTGCCCCCATTGTACAGACCGTTGTACGTACTGTCCCATGAATATCCGCTCAAGTCCGTGGCCCAAGAGCCCACGAGCGTGTCGCCGCTCGGCTCAAGGACGATGTAATATGTGCCATTACCCCCAAGGGCAGGAAGCGCATAGTCCTCCGTGTCAACGACGTAGATGGAGCCCTTGTGTTGCAGATGCGTCCCCAAAGCCAATTTGGGTTGTGTGGTGGCGTTCGTCCACTCGGTGAGCATCATCTGCTCGCCCGCCAAGAGTTTCTTGACGGCGGTGAGTTGCGCCATCGCCAAGTCCCAGTCGCCGTTCGGCCCCGCGGTGATGGGGTTCGGGGTGTTGGGTGAAAGAAGTTTTGTTATAGCCATTACATAGCCTCCTTTATCTCAAGGCTGAACGCATACCGCTGTTCAGTCGCCTTGTCGAGCCGCGAGTCCCTGCTGTAGCCCACGCTCTCCATCTCAAGGGTAGCATACAACGGCTCCTTGTACACGTGGTTGAGCTCCGTCATATCGACGAACAACCCCCTGCAATTGCGTACATCGAACATCATCGTGGCGATCTGGACGAACTTCGTGTGTGGCACCGCGGTGAATGACGGGGAGAGCTGCCTCAAGAGTACGCCGTCGCTCCCGTACACTGCGCCGAACTGTGTGTCCGTCCGCTCATTGGTTACGACCAGTTGCTCGCTGTAGTAGGCGAGTGGGTTCGGCATCTGGATGTATGTGCCCACGATGATTCTGCCGACCTCCACGGTGTCCGCTCCCGACAACGCAATCTCGACTTTGGTGACGGGCGAATCACTGAAGTACATGGTGTCCGACTTCAGTGCAGTGCGCGATTGTTCTGCAATCAAGCCTGTATCATCATACAACCTGCACGTCCACGCAGTCACATTGTGCCCTGCGATTCCAATGGCGTTCACCACAGCAGGTGTGTCAAACACACCTGTTATGGTGACAGAATTGTCCGTCGCCCTGAATGGCGTCGCAAGCTGCTCGCTGAGGATGTTCGACAGCGGGAAGTTCACGTTGATGGTGGTGGCTGTCAATGCCGCCGTCTCCAACTTGTTCTTGTACAGTATCCTCATCGTGCGACCCCCTTTATGCCACGTTGCCCATCAATCAAAACAACCCCCTTGTTGACCACGTCCTCGATGACGTACCGTGCGAGCTCTTTGTCGTACATGTTCTTGACGACGATGGTGAACTCGGTCGTCCCTCCGCCAGCTCCCCTGCCTTGGGCGATCGCCATGAGCAGATTCGCCATTTGGTCGGGATTGAAGATGGCCTCTGTGCGCCCGCCCTCACCCGCGATGAGCGGGGTGCCCGCCGCGCTGCCTCGGATGATTCCACCCGTGCCATAGTAGTCGCTCTGCTTGGGTGCGGCTATCATGGCGGCAGAGGCCTGTGCTATGCCCGCGGCCACTGCGATGCCCGTTCGCCACGGTGCCAGCAACGGTGCTTCCGCCCAAATCTGCATGATGGCGCGTGCGGTGGAGAGCGCGATGTCGGTCAGTGTAAATGCCAACTGTGCTTGGGCGGCCTTGAACTTCTGCTTCCCGCTCTCAATGCGGGCCTCTTCCTCGGCCTCCTCGGTCCTGAGCCTGTAGTCCTCCTCGATCTCGAACTTCTCAAGGGCGCGCTCCGCCTCGATGATGGCTTCTTCGTCGGCGCTGCGCTTCGCCTCGGCGAGTCGTTTCTCAAGCGTCTCGCGCTCGGTGTCCAGCCTGAATCCCGCGGCCTCGAGCGCCGCGTTCTTCTCCGTCTCGATGGCGGTGAGCTTCGTCTCGAGGTTCCGCTCTATGTTGCGCACCTCCGCATCGTAGAAGGCTTGGGCTACAGAGGCGAGGTCGTTGAAGAGACTCTGGATTGCGGAGGTGAATCCCTCGTAGTCCTTGAGTGTGCTCTTGTGTATCTTCTTGATTTCATCAGCACCCTCTTTCTCAATTTCGACCCTTTTGGCGTTGTACTCCTCAGCACTTGCAAGGCTCTCCGCCCTGTACTCATTGTCGTATGTGTTCTGCGCATCCCAGCGTGCCTGTGTCTCTGCAATGACATCCTTCGTGTGCTGTTGCTCGATATCAAGCACTATGGCAGTCCTTGTCTCTGTGGCGGCGGCGGACTCCCCCTCAACACGGGATTCAATGACACCAATCTTGGAGGCACGCTCTTCATTGAGCCTCTCAATTTCCGCATTGTACTTATCCTCGTTCTCTGTGTCGGTCTTGCGATACTGCTCTTGGATGAGTATCTTCTGGTCGTACTCTTGGTTGAGTTCGGCTATCTCGGTGGCGGCTTTGTTCTGGGCACTCAGGAGGAACGCACCATACATCTCATCAGTGGCCTGAATCATGTTGTCCTTGTTGCGTTCAAGGTCGCGAAGGCGCTCGTCGTAGGTCTTGTTGAGCTCCTTAACCTCCTCGTCGCGCTTTGCACTGAGGGTAAGAAGTTCCTGCTCGGCAAGACGCTCGTTGATCGCCAAGCGCTCCTCTGTCCTCCTACGCACCTCATCCACTGACTTCTTCATGTTGACGCTGTGTGCGTTCTCAATATCACTGAAGTCCTTGAGGGTTCTCTCTCGTGCCTGTAGAACCTTCTTCTCCGCTTCGCTTGCTGAATACGTCGATTCCTTGTATGCGTACTTTCGCTCATTCACCAAGTCCTCTTCGGCGCGTGTCGCAGCGATGATTGCCTTGGTCAATTCAATCCTTGCATCCCTCTCATCAAAGGCTCTCTTGGCACTTAGTACCGCAAGATCATTCTCCGCCGCTTTGTTTATCAGGTTTTGTATGATTGCGATGTCATTGTTCTCGTATGCGGCAGTGTACCCGTCCATCGCCTCGATTTCCTCGTCGACCTCCTCACGGTTCAGCGCCCTTTCCTCCCGTTCCTTGCGCTTCTCCTCGATGGCTTTTTCCTCTGCGCGTGTCTCCCGTGCTATGGAATTGATGCGAGACTGGTACACAGCCTCGATTGCCTTCATGCTGCGCCCCTTGAGCACCTCGGCACGGTTCGACTCAAGGGTCTTGTCAATTTCTTTCTGGAGCGCCTCACGCATTTCCTGTGTGAGGTCGAGATTATCCATCATCTGCTTCAGCCCTGCGGCGGTATAGACGATGTTCTTCTTGCCAGCGTCGGTGAGCGCCTCTATCGCATCGCGCTCCTTGAAGATTGCTTCGGCCATCTGCGGCGCATTGGCGAGCACCTCTTCTTCCTTGATGATGCCCTGTGACAGCCAAGAGGCGTACATGTTGATGCTGTCGGTAACTGCGCCGAGGGCCATCTCATATTCATCCCCGACAACAGAAACATACTGTGCAAGGTTGCGTGTGAGAATACCCGCATCGCTATACTGTTTTCGGATGATGGTGAACTGTCGGTCAGCTTTATCGAGCGTCTTTATGAGCATCCCAATGTCGTTGTCTGCGTTTTTTATGTTCCTCCGCGTGCCCGAGGTCTCACTGGGTGGTAGATTCAGCGAATTGACAAGCGCCCGAAGGTCGACAAGGGCGGTACGTGCGTTACCGCTCACTGTACTTCCAAGCGCACTGTTGAGCGCGTTGGTAGCATTAGCGGAGCCATTCACGACTTTCTGATACTGGGCCATTATCTTTTGCTGTGAGCCGATTGACTCGTCGTACGCGTCATACTGCCGTACAAGTTCCCTGTACGACTCGATGAAGTCCTCGACCCCAGTTGATGCAGCGTAAGCCTTCTCGATGTCCTTGAGGCCAGCTTCCTGCTTGGAGTACTCGGCGTTCTGCTCCCTGAGTGTGTCGAGGAGCTTCGCCCGTGAACGCTTCTGCTCAACTTCATAGAGCTTGCGC